ACTCGCGCGCCGACTCACTACATGATTTTGTCTACACCCTCTTATGAAGCTCCGGCTCCTGATCCATCCGCCGATTCCGGCAGTGGCTCTGGCGGTAATACTGGCACTACTCCTATGCCTGGCACTGAATCTGGATCAGATTCGGGCACTGGCACGGGTACTGGTTCCGGCTCTGATACCGGCTCAGGCGGTGGTACAGGTACTGGTAACGGTTCTGGGTCTGGTTCGGGTTCCGGCTCTGGCAGCGGTTCTGGTTCAGGCTCAGGTAGTGGTTCTGGTTCTGGCACTGGTTCAGGCTCTGGTAGTGGTACCGGTTCTGGATCAGGTAGCGGTTCTGGGTCTGGTTCTGGTACTGGTAGCGGCTCTGGCACTGGCAGCGGTGGTAATGGAACTTGTACGTCCGACTGTGGTGAAGGTGATGGCCCCTCGACAACCAAGCTTAAAGCCCCCGAGCAAGGTTCGTTAGATGGTGAGGATGAAAAATGGCAGAAGAAAATCGACGATTCTAAAGATGAGATTAAGGACGGCTTAGACAAGCTTAAAAGTGTATTTTCACCTATTGGTGATCTTTCCCTTGGTGGTGGTGGAAGTCTTTACTGCCCACCGCCCGTTACCGTTTACGGCAAAAGTATAAGTTTCTGTCTTGATAAATACTCGGGCTCTCTCGACTGGATAGCCCAAGCAGTTCTATTTATGTGCGCTGTTATCGCCCTATTTATTGTCTTTGCATAGGTGATTTATGGATTTCTCTTGGTTGGCTGCATGGCTTGATAGTGTTAATACTTTCTTCCAGTACATCTGGGACTTCATGGCCAGTGGTATTTATCAGTTCTTCAAGGATGCTCTCGTTATCATAACGAAAGCGCTTATCTACTCGTACTTGCAGTTCAAAGTTATCATGCTTGACATTGCATACACTGTCGTTAAAGAGATATCAGAAGAGAGCGGGGTGGTTGCGCTTGTAAAGTCCGCATGGGGAAGTATTCCCGGCGATATCCAATCCACACTTGCGTTTTTCAAGATACCTCAAGGCCTGACTATGATCTTTTCCGCTATCCCAGCTCGCTGGGCAATGAAGTTTATTCCCGGAGCCAATTAACATGGCTATCAAAATTCATCACGGTCCCAATGGATCATATAAAACGTCCGGTGCTGTCTGGGATGACGCTGTTCCTGCTGCCAAAGCTGGACGATTGATCGTCACAAATATACGGGGTATGTCTAGTGAAAAGTTCCACAGCTTGTTTCCTGATCTTCCTGATACTTTTGATCTTCTATACATCGATCACGAGTCCCAAGAAGGTATGGAGCGAATTAGAACTTGGTTCCATTGGGTGCCTCGAAACGCCTTTATGATCTTCGATGAGGCCCAAACCTTGTTCCCTCAAAAGTGGACAGACAAATGGGTTGAGCGCTGCGACTACCCGGAAGGTATGGATGCAGCCAAGGCTGCTGACCGTCCCATGAACTTTCTCGATGCCTGGACACGTCATCGTCACTGGAACTGGAACTGGAACTGGAACATTATTCTTACTACCCCGAATATCAAGTATGTTCATACCGATATTCGTCAGACTTCTGAGGCCGCTTATCAGCACTCTAATCTGATGCTGCTCGGTAAATGGCTTAAGTTCCTTGTTGCCAAAGACTACAAGGAGGCTATGCATTCAGCTCAAGAGAATAGGGCACCTACCGATGGATCAAACATCGTTGCACTCAGAAAAATTGACAAACGAGTCTTCCAGCTCTACGACTCAACAGCAACCGGTCAACATCGAGACACCATGGCGGGCAAAAACGCGCTCGCATCGCCTCGCGTTGTTATTCTCCTCGGAGTATTGGTTGCTATTTTCGGCACTATTTACTGGCGTAACGGGGCTAATGCTTTTAGCAATCCGCTCTCTGTGGGAACTCCTAAGCCCGTTGCGCCGGTTTCTCAAGCTCCTGTTCCTCAAGGTCCTGCTAAAGCTCCTAACGTGGCTCCTGATATTTTACCTAATAAGCAAGTTGTGCCACTTCCTAGCGTAACTTCCGATCCTTTTGGAACTTATGAGATAGTCATTAAGGGAAGTATCACTAGTGAGACTCGCGGCACTATATTCGTTTTTGAGCTATCCAAAGGCGACCGTTCTTTCACTCAAACCACCCGTGACATGCTCGCTGCCGGTTATGCCATTTTTCCACATGGCGGCTGCGTGGCTGAACTGCATTACCTTGGTGAGCAGCGTACCGTTGTTTGTCTTGGTTCATCGTCCAGCGGCGGTGGCGAGAAGTGGCTCGGTGCAGAGCGACGAGCCGCCGCCGCTGGACCGAATCCTTCATCTTCTCATCCGTCGATATCAACCCCAGGTGTACAAACGCCAGCCTCGAAAGGCGCCAGTTTCACCGTGGTTGCTGACAGCAGTCGCACGCCACGAACCATCAACTGACAGGCAGCCGGTTATAACTCGACTAAACGGTAATTTAGTTGAGTTATGCTTTTTAGTGATTAAAAGGACTGTACTCGAGGCCTCGAGGTAAATCCAGAGGTGCGCATAATGTATATTATGTTAAATTTTATCACCCTTACACCCAGGCGTTGATGGCCGCTGTGCCAGTCAGCCACCCGGACCTGCGCCAGCCGCGTCCCTTGCTCGGCGGCGATATGCCCAGCCCCAGCCGCCCGCCTTCGGGCTGCCGTTTTCATACCCGATGCCCGCATGCCCGTGCGCTGTGCAAGGAAGCTGTGCCGGTGATGGAAACAGTCGAGGCCGAACGTCAGGTGGCTTGCCACTTCTGGCGTGAAATCGCCAACGCAGGCAGCGCCACGCTGATCCTTCCGACACCCAGCGCTGCCTACACCCAGCGCCTGAATCTGTTCAAGCATCATCAATCCCTTGCAGTGGAGAGCCAGCCATGA